CCACCTCTGTCAGCCATACCAATGTCTTCGTTTTCTGGTGCTTTGTTAATGCCTGGTATAAAAGGTAATACTGCTGATAGACCAAGTATTTTACTTAAACTTAAAGCTCCCTTGTCTCCAAAATTCATTCCTTTTTTTAAAAAAGCATGTCTTCCTAAATTTTTAAAGTTAGCAAAACCACCAGTAAGTCCACCACCTCCAGGCATATAACCACCAGCTAAGTAAGCTCCACCAGCTAGTAATGCCATCTTACCAACGTCACTTTTTAAAACTTTCCCTGCTGCATCAGCCACACTACCTATAGCTTTACCAACACCCTTAACTATTTTACCTAAAAAATATCCTTGTCTTGGTACAGCATTCATGATGCCACCACCTGCTCTAGTAATTCTACCACCGTTAGCTACATATCCTCTAAGAACATCAGCACCTACATTTTGTCCTGTACCAAATCTATATGTAAAATCATTAGTGTAAGGTTCTACAGCTTCTGTAGTTGCTGCTCCAGTGTTATAATCAAATGGTAGGTAGGGTTGTGGACCATCGCCGTCACCACCTCCACCAAAAATATCATACTTACCTTTACCCTGTGCTCTGTCGTAGTAATCATTAATCTCAGATTGAGTGACACCACCTAATGCAATATCATCTAGTTGATTTATTCTATTTAATGTAGATTTTAAAGTATTTTGATTCATAGGAGAAACTTTACCTAAAATTTGACCCATAATACTTGGTGTAGTTGAAGGATGTGAAGTAAGGTCTGGAGTAGTGTCTAAATAATTAGTTCCTAAAGGAACACTTTTGCCATCTTTAGTAAACCTGCTATTAGGACTTAAACCAAAAGCCCCAGTCATTGGCATGTTCTTGTTTAATTGATTTATATCAAAATCAAAACCTTTGTTTAGACCTTTATTAAATGTATGTGTACCAAAAGTATTAGTATTAGTATCATAAGAACCCATAATAGCTTCTAACATTTCTTCAGTATCCATGTGAGGACTATAGGTTTGACCTCTATTTTTATTTATTAAATTTCTTATGGCGTTTTTCTTTTTTTCTATTTGTCTGTTAATTAATCCAGCTTTGTATCGTGCATCATACAGCCCAAATTTACTAAGTGGTTTATTTCTATTAAAAGGTGTTATTGAAAGTTCTGCTTTTATAGCATCTCTTTGTCTTTGTGCCTGGTTTGCAGCCACCCGATCATTCAAATCTTTATTAGCTTGTTGAGATGCGTTTGAATAAGGATTACTTCTATCGCTTTGATCAAAGCCTGCTTTTTTTGAAGCTGCTTCTTGACCATAATCTTGAGGTCTGAAACTTGGAATACCATTTACTAACTCACCAGAACCACCAGCTTTCTTAAGCATGGCTGCTTCTTCTTTATTTATGTAAGCTAGGAACTCTCCTTTGGGGGCGTTCTTTTTTAAATCCATTATGGACATGACTACATCCCTCTGTTATAGAGACCCATCAAACCGCCGTTGGCTGCCATCGCAACTTTTTCTCTGACATCAACATCAGCTATTCCGCCACCAGGCATTTGCTCTTGCATGTTAACGTTTTCACTCATCATCATTTCTGGACTTTGAGATTTAATTCCTGATTGATCTTGTTGCAACTGTTGTAAAATTTGTTTCCATATACCACTTTCAAAAAAAGCTTCAAAGCTTTGAAACTGTACTTTTTGTTCTGGCTCCATTTGTGACCATATTTCTGCCGCAATCTGCTTGCTTTGATCATTGGGTTCTTGTCCACCCATTCTAATATCACCACCACTATACTTAATGTCAGGTGCTCCAGCTTGTATTGATTCATTCATTGAAATTTTTTCTTCCATAGTATCTCCTTTTACTTTGTTTTTCCTATTAAATCAAGAGGTGGCATGATAACTGTTACGTCTCTTCTAACATCTTCATCGGGTATATTGGCAGCTTTTAAAGCTTCTTCAGACTCATATACTTTGCCTGTTTTTTTATTTGTTATAGTCGTAATTATCTTGTCTGGTGTTATTACTGGTATGTTTTCCATTACGTTGTTACCTCTTTCTTTATGTTTAAATAGCTAATAGCTACATCAAACGAGTCTGTTGTGCTTGCTTGAACTGTAAAAGTTTTACCACCTTCTACTATTAGCGGTTGGGTTAATAATTCTGTTGTAGTATTAGCTGTTAATTGTGCTGATTTAATAGCTGTAATACTGTTGTTAGTAACAGTCACTGTTGGTGTACCGGCTGATGTAACCAATATTGATTTAATAACTATTGTTTCATTGACCGCAGGAACACCTGAACCAAATGGTGTGAGTGCACTACCTGTTGTATTGTTATCTATTCCTACGAATTTATATTGATTGACTACTGCCATTAATCTAAAAAGAAGCTTCTAGCCTCTATCTCCTGTTTTAATTCTTCTTGAAATGTTGTGTTTAATTTCTCAAGAACTGCATCTAAATCTCTGACTAAAGACTGTGCTATGTCTGGTTCATATTCTTGACTTGCTCTAGTTAATGTTTGTACTATTTTTGCCATTATCTTCTTCCACCTGCATGTATATCTAATCTAAATGTTCCTAACTTCCAACTAGTATCTATAGCTGTGTTAGATATAGTAAGAGCTATAGCCCTACCTCTTGCACGTGTGTCTACTTTATCTGTACCAGATGTAATAGTAAATGGACCTAAAGATGAACTAGCTGCAGCATCATTAGGATAGTTTCTTAAATCTAATTGTATAATAGTATTACCTTGTTGTGCAATAAAGTCTGGTATAATTCTACTAACTCTCATAATATTTTCACCGTCACCTCTAAGGTCAGCCATGTTAGTTGCGGCACCTCTAACAACTTTTTGTGTAATATCATAATCACCAGATGTAATATCTGCTGGTATTGCAGTTATAACTGCTCCAGCTTCTAATTGATTTACTCCTGTTTCATGTTCAAAGTAAGTTGTAATACCGTCTGTGTTTCCTGTTACATCAAATGATGCATCATCACCTGCATTATATTTAGTTCCGTGTGGCAATCCAAACACAGCAGAATCTTCCCATGTGCTTCTAGGAAATAAACTATTATCATTTGTAAACCATATAGGACGTTTAGCTGTTGAATCTAAATAACTATAAGTAACTGCTCTGTTGACTACATTAGATGTTGATGTTGGATAAAACCAAGTAATCTCACCAAACAAGTTATTAATACCACAATAAACTAATTGATTAGATGTAGTATTTAAATCATCATAAACAAAATCTTCTACTAAACAATCCATTGATTCTAGTTTACCAGTAAATCTAAAGAAACCATTATCCGACATCCAGTAGGCAGCACCATCAACTTCTACTGCTGCATTCATACCAATCAATCCACAGTTAGTACCCACTTGTTCGTAAGCAAATGTAAACGGAGTTCCAACAAATCTCATAGTAAATAAAGAAGTATCTGTCCAAATGTATATTGCATTTCTTCCAAGTTTTGCACCCATGATCCGTGATCCAGCGGCCAGTCTTTGTGTACCAGCACTATTTTCAGCGGTAGGTGTATACTCATTAATATTTTCTTGAGAAGAAAATCTTATAAACATATCGTCTTGTGTAGTTTTATCTCCAATAGTTTTTTCTGTACCAAAAAATACTAAGTGACGATCGGGAGTTGACACTAACATATCACGTGACGCTGTTGGTGCTCCTGTAATGATAGTAGCACGAGTTGCTGTTGCATTAGATGCATCACCATCCCATTCAAAACATTCGCCGTTATGTATTAATGCAATTAAAGTTGTACCTAAATTGTCCAAAGACCATAGACCAGGGTCTGTTACTGAGTCTGTGTTAGCTGCTGGAGATCCCCAACCTGTAAAAGAAGTAGTGTTGTTAACTGCAGCACCGTTTGAATGAGTTGTTGCAGTCGTTCCTCTAGCTGCTCTCCCAATACCGGTTAATTTATTTCCTGTAATTCCTGTATAAGATATTTCTTCACTACCTATTGTAACATGGTTGGTACCGGATGTTGGAAAACCCGTAACACTAGTTAATGTTATTTCTGTAGCAGAACCATTATTACCGCCTGACGTACTACCAATGGCTCCATTTAGAGTTGTTGTAGCTGCACCTAAAACACTTCCACCCCACAAAGCTATACCCCAACCAAATGCTCCAACTTGTTCTGCCGGTCCTACATGATAATATTGATAATAAGTAATACCTCCAGAAGTAGTTGCTCCTGTTCCTGTTTCAACATTTGGCATTGTAATAGTAATTGATGTATTTGTAGGTACACTAGTTACCATAAATTTTTTATCAGCAAAATCTGTGGCTGTAAAATTAGAATTAGTAATTGCACTAAATGTAGATGCATCATCAAATAAAATTATATCGCCTGCTTGAAAAGAAGTAGTTCCAGAAAAAGTAATAGTAACTGTTGCTGAATTATTAACTGTGCTAAACGCACTTGTAATAGCTGTGCCTCCTGGATTAACTAAAGGATGAATGTCATAGAACACTCCACCAGAATATACATATAAAATCCTGTTAGTTCCTATAGCTGCAAATTTTGTAGAGGCTGAGTTAACAAAATGATGTAAACCTCTAGCAGCACCTGTAAGTTTTTTATCTCCTAGTTGTGACCAACCACCTATTTTTTCTGGTGTACCATATCTAAAACGTACATTTTGTCCTCCTGTCCATTGAGACTCAGCTCCGGTTGAAGTAACCTGTTTATTAAATCCTGGTAAAAATCCTAATTTTTGTAACATATAAACCCATTATTATACTATTTTACAAATGATGGTAGACCCAACATAGGTCGTCCATCAAACTTGTTCTTATCAGCAAATGGGCCATTTACATGATTATAATGTAGAAATACTTGACCGCAAATGTTCCCTTCAAAAGGCTCTCGCCAATGTTCAAGATCACAGCCACTATATACTAGCATATCACCTACTTCAAGCAAGACTTTATTGCCATTGTCTTTAGTGGGTTCGTACTTTTTTATTTTGTGAGGTCCTTTTTCTTCACCATAAACATATCCAGCTTCTGGATTTGGATTAATAAATATAGGCCAGGGGTCACCACCTAAATGTATTGTAGTAGATATCTCACAACTAGGCCTGTCTTTGTGTCTTTTTAATTCGTCACCTTTTTTATATACTCTAGAATAGGAATAAGTAGGACATAAGTCTAGGCCGGTTTCTTGTTGCATAACGGGTAATACTTTCATTAACAAAGTTTCCATTACAGGATCAGCATAACAAGAAAAAGTATTTGGTATTTGTTCGTCTGCCCAAGTCCCTAACATTCCGTTATCAAATATAATATTGTTTTCATACATAAATTTAACTGCATCTTTTTTAAGTAAAAAATAGTTAAAAATAAAATTAGCTAGTTCATAATTAACCGCATTTTTAATTACCTGGTATCTATCAAACATTAAAAACCCTCCTGTATAAAATTAAAACTAACTGAAATTCTTATGTCATCAGATAGATTTGGTTCTACTTTATGCCACAACCATGCTGGAAACATTATTATTCTTCCAGTAATAGGAGGTACTCTTACTTCTCTCCAAAGATCATGTGGTAATTTTTTATTTTGTCTAACAGGCATTACAAGTTGCGTACCACTTCTAGGATCTGATATTTTTAAAGGACCTGAATTTGGATTAGCTTTACTATAGTATACTCCTGAAAACAAACAGTTAGGATGCACGTGCCAATCATTGTATGCATTTTTAGGATTAATGTTAGCCCACATATTACCTAACCTAGGTTGTCTTTCAATTAATTCTTCTTTATATATTTCTTGTTGCATAATAATTAATTCTTTAACTAAAGATTCGTATTCTGGTTTAGAAGCCATATCAGTAGTAGAATGCCATCCACCCATATTAGTTTTTTCAACTCCTTTATCAGTTTGAGACCATTTAACAATATCATTAGAAATTTTATCATTATCTAAATTAACATCTTTAGCATATACAAGTGTAGGAAAAAAAGATTCTTTAATCATTTAAATGGTTTACCTCCAAACCACACAACTAAAGATTGTCTTACTCCTCGAGTTACGGGTTTTACTCTATGGTTTATAAAAGATGCAAAAGCAAATCCTTGTCCTTGAGTCATATGGCAAGTTTTACCAGGACTCATTATTTCTAAGTCTCCGCCTTCAAATTCTGATTCATGATTTAAAAGTATTGACATTGAAATTTTTCTTACAGGAGGTTCATTTTGCATATTAACATCTGTATCCATATGCCAATCATAAAAACCACCTACAGGGTATTCAGTAAACTGTGCTTGTTCAGTTATTCTAACATCGTCAAATCCAAAATGATTTAAATTAGCTGTTTGTATAAAATCATGTAGATCATTATACAAAGGTGGCATTTCATTAAAAGGTATCCAACTAATTGTAGTTGTTCTTTTTTTAGTATCTATGCTTCCTTCTTTTACATTAGTTCCAACTTTAGCTTTTAATGGAGGTTGACCTCTACCACAATCAATAATTGCTTTACACTGTGCTGGAGTAAACACGGGTGTGTTTGTTTGTATAATCCAACTCTTCCATTTAGGTTCTTTTATTATTCTATTTTCGTACATATTAATTTTTTAATCTAGTTAAATCCATATTAGCTGCTAAAGTTCTTCTTACTCCTGGTCCGTTAAAAGGATACACAGAGTGTCTTAAATCATAAGGAAAAATATAAAACTGTCTTTCCTCTAGATCTGGTAAATAATCGGTTTCAGAAATTTGACCACTTGCACTACCAATAAACTGAAGCTTACCGTTAGTTGGTTTATCATCAGCAGAATATTCTTTACCAAAAGATTGAGGTAATTTTAAAATCATAACAGAAGAAAGACCAGTAGGCGCATCTCCAAAATGTGTATGTAAAGGATTATACTCATGTTCAATCATTTCATTTATCCAAATTGAAGTTAATTCCATTTTATATTTTTCTAAAGTACTTAATTTTAAATAGTTTTTCATAACAGTTTTAAAATAATCAATTATAACTAAAGGCACTATGTTTTTAATTCCTTTAGAATAAAAAAGAGTTTTTTCATTTTTAATTTTACCTATTAAAAACTCATTAGAAGAGTCTAAAGTATCTTTATTTTTATTATAAAAACTATTAATTGCTGTAAAAATATCAAATGGAACTTGATACTTTATAATAGATTGGCCTATGATTTTATGTTCTAAAATCATTAGAATTACTTTTCTTCTTCAGCTCCAAGACCTTTTGGCAATTGTATTTTTCTAGGTTCTTCCAAAGCTTTTTGATTTTTTATTCTTTCAAGAGTACTTAATTGACCCATTACATTAAAGACTTCCGGTTGAGTAGAAGCTTTAGTTAAAGTGTCTCTTCGATTTAACATAATCATATGATATGATTCCATTTGATGAGCGTTAACATCTTCTGTATTAAATGTACCATCATCAAATTCTTTTTTAAATTTAGACCACAATCTAATTTCTCTCATTCTATCTTTAGCAACTAACTGTTCGCTAGCCAATCCATATCTTAATTCATCTAAATCAATTTTCATTAATTCTTTTTTGTATTCATTTGTTTCTGTATCTATTTTTTCTTCTAGTCTTTTCATTTTAAGAGCATTTCTTCTTGCTCCAAAAGACATAGCCATTAAACTTTCTAAGTAAACATTTTGTTCTCTAACACATTGCCAGTATTTAGAAGCTTTAGTAGGGTATTTAAGATCATTTAAAACAGAAAATTTCATTTCTGTTTCAGTTCTAAATACTTGTTTCTTAGTCCAAGTATCTCTTAATTCATTCATCATACCTTTAAAATCAGATACGTCTTCGCTGTCTAAAATGTTATTAAGATTGGGAGATTCTTTTTCTATTAATTCGTGGATATTTCTTTTTTCTTTTTTCATAGTATTCCTTTCATTGAATATTTTTAATATAACAACTAAAAACTAAAAGTCAACTATTACGATATTGAAAATATTTTAGTTACTGCTCCACCTGAAAATTCTTCTGTTACTGCAGTGTCTGATCCAGTATATCCAGCAAATGCTAGAGCTGAAGTACTACTTGATCCTGCACCACCTAAACCTCTTCTAGCTGTGCTCATGTTTGCTTGATTTGACCATGATGTTCCATCATATAATTCAGTAGCCACTTTTTCAGTAGCACTATTGTCATCTCCACCAAAAATAAGTGTTTGTGATTGCGGAGCTTGTGCTCCACTTGCTGCTCTATTTCTAGCTACATTTAAAGCACCACCTGCTGTCCAAGTTCCAGACGCATATTCATAAGAAGTAGTTACAGCTCCAGGAGTTATTGCTGAAAAAATTGCTGATGATGTAGTTCCTCCAGCGGCTCCAGATCCAATTTTTGCTGGTGATGAAGTACCTGTAGTCCAAGTTCCAGGCGAGGCATATAATAACACCGCTGTGTCAGGACTTTGAGGTCCATGAACTACGACTGCTGCTGATGTAGTACCTACGCCAGTTGAGTCATACATAGTTAAAGGAATCGTTGCTGAGTCTGTCCAAGACGTTCCGTCATATTCTCCTGAATTAGTTCCAGATGAAGGACCTGATTCTCCTCCTCCAACTAAACCCGCAGAGTTTGTTCCAAAACCAAAAGGTTTAACTCTTACTTGAGGGTTAGCTGTTACATTAGACCATGCTGTACCACTATATTCTTCAGTGTTTGCTAGTGCTGGTGGGTTCTGTCCACAAGCAACAACGGCTGTACTAACTGATTCTCCAAAACCTGCAACTTGTCTTCTTGCAGTATTAACAGAACCACCTGTTGCCCAAGTAGCAGTAGCTACATTGATCACACCTTTTAATTGATTAGTTGTAGTGTTGTACCAAACTTCTCCTACTACAGGATTTGTTGGATCAGCAGCTCTTACTGGTATATGTGTTCCTGGTTGTTGTGTATATGTTGTCATAATTTTTAACTAGTTTGTATTGTTACTGTCCCTTCATAAACGCCTGTAAATTCTCCTACATAATTTGAAGGAGGACTTGCTCCTTCTGTATCTCCGCCCCAAGTTGTAGCTCCTTCTGCCCCACCTGCACCGGTTAAATAAGTTGCATGAAAAGGTCCATTAGCTCTTGTTGTCCAAGATGTACCATCATAAGTTTCAGTACCATTAGAAAATGCTGAAGGAATACTTGGAGCTGGTCCAGGTAATCTTCCACCATAAATCATTCCAGAAGTTTGACTTGCACCACTCATAAACATTCCTCTTCTTGCTTGAGAAGCGCTTGGTGTACTTGACCAACTGCTACCATCATAACTTTCAGATGCAGTTGATAAACTATATGGAGGTCCATTACCCGCATTACCTACTGCTATTAAACCTGCTGAAGAATCACCGGCTCCTGCTCTAGTTCCACCTGACGTATATCTAGAAGTATTCATTGTTGCAGAAGCGTCTGACCAATTAGTTCCATCCCATTCTTCTGTAAATCCTGCTGTTGGACTTGTTTTTGCTGCTACAGTTTTAAATGCAGCTCCTGTAGTTCCACCAGTGTACATATCACTGTATACTGATAATGCTGGACCATTAATTGATGTCCAAGCAGAACCATCATAAGAATAATTTCTTGCTGGTCCTGGACTAGGATCTCCTCCAAAAACAATCCCTGCACTTTGAAGTCCAAACCCTTGAGCACTCGTTCCACCATCAGGATATCCTGTATGAGAAGTCCATGTTGAACCATCATAATGAACAACGTTTGGTGTGCTCGGTGGTATTACTGGACTGTATCCTCTAGCACTTACTGCTGCATCTTTAGTTCCAAAACCTGAAGCGTAAGACAAATATTGTCCTGGACCTACAAGAGGCATAGTTGCACCTGTAGCCCAAGTATTAGAGGAAATAAATCCTCTTACTTTTGCCGTGTTTGAAGTCGTGTTGTACCAAACCTGTCCTATTGCTACTGGACTTGGATCTGATGCTACAGACTGTACATTTTGTCCTTTTATATCTAAATAATTAGTCACTTATATTTTACTCCGTTAATGTAATACCAGTCGGTCTTGCCCAATAAAATGAGCTAGATGCATCTTTTTCAGGTGCATCATCAGGAAGTGCATCCCATGCATTTTGTCTTACAACCAAATCAGCATCATAGATAGCTTGAGCTTCTACAAGAGTTTTCTTAACTCCTGCAACTCCAGCGCTCCATCTATTTGCGTGTTGATCGTTATTAGGGATCTTCCAAAGATTACCGGCATAATTTTCAAAACTTATGTGTCTAGAATCTTCATGTGTAATAAAACCTTTACCCCAACATGTTGCTTCTATATATTGATAATCTGCCATATTTCCTCCTTAATTAAGTAACTGTTATTGTTGTTGAACCAGGTCCACCACCTGTAAACTCTTCTGTATATTGATAATTTGATCCTGGGCCACCCCATTTAACACATCCAGCAGAAGTTGTTGCTCCTGCCATTACTGCTTGTGGAGGTGCTTGACTTGTAGCTGCTGTTGTTGACCATGATGTACCATTGTAAATTAAACTTGTTGGAGTTGATGGAGAACCATTAGCAGATAATACATCTGTAGTTGGTCCCGCTGAATTATAAGCCATATTGTTTGTGCCAGTGGGCATTGATGTTCCAGTTGTCCATGCTGTACCACTCCAATCTGCAGCTGTCGCAACAGCTGGAGGTGAGTCTCCTCCGTAAGCATAGGCAAGATCAGCATTTCCACTACAACCACCTGTTGCAATACTTATAGGATAAGTTGATCTAGCAGTCCAAGCAGTACCATTATAAGTTGCTACATTATTTTGTGGTGCATAACTTGGTTGAAATACTCCACCTATACAAATATAATTATCTTGACTTCCAGCGCCTAAAGAATTTTGTGCAGCAAATGTTTTTGTTCCACCTGCAGTCCATGTACCATTAGCATAGTGTAATGTAGAAGTTCCACTTCCTGGAGGTGATTCTCCAGTGTTTACAATTCCTGCTGCTTCAGTGCCACCGCTTGTAGTATAACCTAAATTTAATGGTGCTGCATTTCCACCTGTCCAAGAAGTACCGTTATATAATTCTGTAGTATTGTTAATAGGACCTGATGGTAAAGGAGGAGTTTGAGTTCCTCCAGATGCAACTGCTGCTGAAGTTGATCCAATAGCAGCTCCTCTAAATGTAGCATTAGATCTTGTGCCACCTGTTGCCCAGGCAGCCGTTAATACTTTTTGAAGTTTAAAAACTTCATTAGCTGAATCATACCAAATTTGACCGGCAGTTGACGCTGCAGTTTGGGACTGCACGGTCATACCTTGTATGGCCCTATACGTAGTCATTATTTATTCTTCAGCAACCAACCTTGTGTATTATCTGTAAATACCAAAGTGAATGCTGCTCTCTCAGTTGCTACTGTTAAGTCTGCTGCTGCACCTTGGATGTTTTTTCCGTTTCTTGCTACGGTTAAATTATTTGTATCAAAGGTACCTGCATAATCTGCAAAAGATATTTCATCCCCTAACGTAGGTGATGCTGGTAGAGTTGCTGTAATAGCATTTGATGTAGTATTTAAGAAATAACCATTTCCTGCTGCTACTGCTACACTTGCTGCTGCTGACACTGCTTGCCATGCTGTTCCACCTGAGTTGTCTACAAAAGATAAATTTCCGGAACCGTCTGTAACTAAAATTTGATCTGCTGATCCAGTTGCTGCTGGCATTGTTAAAGTATATGAACCAGTTACTGTTGCATGAGATCTTACTCCTACATAAGCAGAATCGTCTGTGTCTGCTAATCTAAGTTCTTTTTGAGAATTAATTGTTAAAGCTGTTCCTGCTGTCCATATTAAATCTGCATCTCCACCAAAAGCTCCTGAATTATTAAACTGTACTTGTGTTGTTGATCCACCTGGTGAAGTTGCTGCACCAAAACCAACATCGTAAACACCAGTGTTAGTTGATACACCATCAAAATAAACTAGTTTCCAACCTTTATCATCTGTTGCCCAAGTAACTGTTGCACCTGAACCTGTAGCTGCTTTAAGTTGTAATGTTTCTGCGTTTGTAGTTGTGTTTTTAATTAAATAAAAATTTTCTGTTAAAACTGGAAATGTAATAATTCTTGATCCTGTAAGAGCACCTGTAAATTCTATAACTCTTGTTGCAACAACTGAACCTGTTCCACCATCTGTTTTTGTAAATGCTGTAGTTCCTGATCCTGCAATAGCTTGAGATATATATCCACCCGAGATTTGCTCAATGATATTTAAATTAGTATTTGTTTTTGTTCCCCAAGTACCCGCGTTTTCGCCGGTTACCATTAACTCTACGCCGAGAGGTGTATACGATGATGTCATATGTTAATCTCCTAATTGTTGTTATTTATACTTGTTATATAGTTTTAAGTCAAACATAATTATGATGGTGTTAATCTTGTATAACCCGTGCTTACGGTAGGCACTAATCTTTTATAAACCCCTGGAAAGGATATTCCTACAGGGTTTAAGGTAACACTAGCAGATTGACCTAAACCTACTAAAGAAGCATTTGTTTGTTGCACCGTAGTTAGTGAGTTTAAAGCAGAAGTTAATGATAATCCTGAAAGAATAACTTCTGAATTTGGTGAAGCAGTTAACGTTCCTAAAGTTGTTGTAGCTGTTTGACCTAAACCATTTAAACTAATTACTGGATCTGAACTTATACCTATTGATCCTACAGAACTTGTAAGTGATAACCCGGATAAACCAATAGCATCATCTGGGGCTAAAGATCCTACAGAACTTGTAATTGAGAATCCTGATAAACCTACAGAATGGTCTCCTGGAACTAATAAACCTTCTGAAGAAATTAAACCTAAATTTGGAAGAGTAATTGTAGCGTCAGTTGAAACAGATTGTAAAGAATTTAATGTAGTAGTTGCTGATAAACCGGTTAATCCAACAACATCTTGTGCTACAACTGTTCCAAGACTAGCCGTTAAACTTAAACCAGCTATAGTAAATTCTGTTCCTTCAACATCACCCCAAGCATTTTCTCCCCAGTTAAGAGTACCCCAACCTGGTTTAACTGCAGGACTTAAATCTCCTACTGCTGTAGTTGCTGTTAAACCTGTAAGAAGTATTTTACTTTCTGCTCCACCCCAACCTTCAAAGCCCCATGTATCTGCACCCCAACCTGTTTCATTAAAAGCAGAAACTGTTCCTAAAGTTGTTGTTGCTGATAAACCTGTTAAGGTAATTGTTGTTTCATCTTGATTTCCCCAACCATTTTGACCCCATTGTAAAACTCCCCATGTATCTGGGTCCACGGTATTTGCTTGTCCTCCCATATTTGAGTGAAGAGAACAATAATAATATAAAGTAGGTGCGCTATCAGCTACAACTATTGTAACTTGAGTAGAACTATTGTGAGTTACTCCTGTTGTATATTCGTTTCCGCCTGAGTGTGTACCATCTGAAGTAGTTGAAAATTTAAAAGGATGAGCAGAGGGATAATTAAATACATAAGTATAACCTTCTGCAAGATTTATAGTGTCTTGTTGGATTCCATCAAGAAAATATTTATTGCCACCGTCAGCGTATGCTACCGTTACTGTGAATGTTCGGATTGCCGACATAAGGACTTACTCCCTATGCTATCTGAACGATTGCGTTACCTGCTGTTTGAGCTGGAAATTGAATTGTAAAAGTTCCGCTTGTTACAGTTTTATCTGAACCAAAGTTAATTGCACAAACAGATCTGTTTGGTGTGAATCCTGTTATTGAAGTTGTATTATAAATTAAACAACCTCTAGCTGTAAACGAAGCTGATGATCCCCAACTTGTATCATTAAATTTTATACATGCTGTGTCACCAGATAAAACTGGATCAGCACTTGCTACTAAAGTATTTCCACCACCGGTATAACCAGAAGAAGTTGTAGTTACTTCATAAGTATTTGTTGGATCAGCTGTTGCATCTGCAGGTGCAGTATAGGCTGTTGTTGATTTATTTAAAGTTGCTGAATCGCTTGAGTATAAAGATATTTTAAAAGTGTTTCCTGTTGGTGCTCCACTAGAGTCGTTAAAGTTGTGTCCCCCTTGTAGGATTTCTGTTTTAAATGAATTACATATTGCCGATGTTATTGTCATAATTTTTTTCTCCTAATTACTGAGGCGCTGACTCGATTGGAATTCTTATTGTACCATCCGTGTAATCGTCTCTTCTTCTTCTACCAATTTGCATAGCTGCAAACGATTGTAAAGAAGTTTTATACTTATTTTCATATAGTGTCAACATATCTGTTGGACCTTTTAAAAACATAAATGCCTCTACTAAACATGCATATAATAACCCTTGAGGGAAATAATTACTTACATAAGTACCTCCTGTATTATCCTCTAATCCTCCAGGCATGACGTTATAATGAATAATATATTGATAATTTTGATCCGGTGTAGGGGCTACAAAAATAGCTCCTGATGTAGCAGTGTTTACACCTGTTGTTGCTCCACCATACATAGAATAGTATTTAGGTAAACCTTTTACATTTTGACCTGTTTGTCCTCCAGAAGGTCCTGTTGCTTCTCCAACATATTCAGATATAAAAGTTTGATCACGTCTTTCTAACCATACCCCCTGTTCTGTTACAGCTGTTGTTGAATTAAAAACTTGTATACCTCTTACAAATAAAGTTTTTTTAGGCATTGTAACTGAAGTACTATTTTGTACAAATTGTGCTTGATCTTGAAATCTGTCAGAATCCATAGGACAATCTAAATTAATTCTATGTTCTGCGTTTTCAATAAATCTATTAATAACAGCCGTAGTAAATACATTAGAATCTACTTCTGTGTAGTTTCTAATATCATCGGTTAATTCTGAATAAGTATATCCGGCCATAATTAAGCTCTATCATTTACGGGTCCAATTGTACACTGAAAACCGCCCCCTGTTGCTGTGCTTCCAGCGTTAGATACTAAAGGCACTGTTATAGAATTAAATTGTTGTTCTGTTGCTTGTGTTCCATCAGGTAATGTAGGACCAACTTCTACGGTAGTTGCAACGGCTGTTGCTAGATATGATCCAAAAACTTTTGCTCCGTTTGCATGAGTAGTTGCTGTAGTATTAGATGGTGTTATTCCTCTAAATGGAGAAGCTGTGCCTCTTGTTAATCCAGATAAAACTCCTGTGACTGTATTATTACCTGTATATTGAATTGTTTCATTTATGTATCTTCCAAAAGTTGCACTAGTTGCATCTTGATTTACTTTTTCTATTACAATAAAACCAGCGTTTGGAAATGCTGCAGAACTAGTTAAAGTTAAGGTATTAACTGTATCATTAATTGCACCATTTAAAGTTGTTTCTAATTCTAAAGTTGCAATTGCAACACCCCCTACTATTTCTTTAACAGATTGAAATCTAACATGAGAAGTTCCTTCGTTAATTTGATTAGAAAGATAAGAT